GTTTAAGAGACTTAATGAACTCTTTGCCGTGACAGGACAGGTAGGCTTTGTGGCCACTCAGCGTGTAGACGGGAAACTGATTCTGCCTGAAGCCATTAAGGTACTTCAGCAGAAAGCATAACGGAGGTGGATTATGAGTTATAACACAAAGAATTATACCGAACAAGGCGGCGATAAAACCGTTATCGGTGGTACTTTAGAAATTAAGCAAGGAGCCTCGGTGACGGGGCTTCCTTCCCCTGAGATATCTGCTGCTACTGAAACTGCACTTGGAGGAGTTAAAGCGGCTACTAAAGCAGAAACGGATACTGTGCCTGCCAAAATTGGAGCTGATGGAATCCTATATGTACCAACATATCCGGTTGTACCAGAAATTCCTATAGCTGAAAATCAAGTAGATAGCACAGCCACAGATGTACCAGGACTTCTCGCCGATTTTAATGCTTTGCTTACTAAACTAAAAGCGGCAGGCATTATGACAGCAGATACACCTTAATGAAAGGGCGGTGGTGAAATGACACTACTTGAAAAAGTCAAAGCAAACCTAATCCTCGAACACAGTGCTGATGATGAACTCTTGCAGATATACATCACCGCTGCCGTAAAGTATGCTGAAAGTTATCAGCACCTTGCTGAGGATTTCTATACCAATAACCAGATGCCCCCTACCACCGAGCAAGCCGTCATTATGCTTTCTTCCCACTTCTATGAATCAAGGGATGGCAGCACAGGCGGTTTCTTCTCGGATAATGTGCAAGCGGGTCAGCAAGTGTGGAACACAGTCAACCTACTTCTTCGGCTTGACCGGGATTGGAAGGTGTAGAGCATGAGCTTTGGTAAAATAAACACCTTTATTGACATCATTGAGAAGGTAAATATAAAGGACAGTGAGGGGTTTTCAGCAGAAACTGACAATATACTGGCTTCAGTTAGGGCTTATAAAGAAGGTCGGCATGGCAATGAGAAATGGGCGAATAGAGCCGCTTTCTCTGAAGCCACCGACCTTTTCCGTTTTCGTTGCATACCAAACATAATAGTTACAACTGCAATGGTCATTGTCTGTGATGATGGACGTTTTGAAATCACCTCAGTAGAAGATGTCAAAGGAAGAGGAATGTATACTGAGGTGCTTGCCAAGGAGGTGAAGCCTGGTGGCTAAGGCAACTATGAATATGCCGGAGGAGTTTCTGCTGAAAATTTCCCGGCTTAATGAAAAGACAGATGAAATTATACCTCGTGTGCTTGAAACGGGAGGCGAAGTTGTAGAGGCAAAGGTTAAGTCTAGTCTGCAGGCTGTTATCGGAAGAAGTACACAGGAAGAAAGCCGCTCTACAGGAGAACTTCTTTCAGCACTCGGTGTGTCTTCTGCGAAACAGGATAGGGAGGGTAACTTCAATGTCAAAGTAGGCTTTGCCGAGCCTCGCTCGGATGGTAAAAGCAATGCCATGATTGCGGGTGTGATTGAATATGGTAAAAGCGGACAGCCGCCTAAACCATTCTTAAAACCTGCTAAATCGGCAAGCAAAAAGTCCTGCATCGAAGCAATGAAGGCAAAACTGGAAAGCGAGGTGAACGGCATATGAGTCTGCTATCTGAATTGACTCTGCTCTTTGATAGCCTGAGTATTCCTGTTGAAACAGGTGTATTCTCAGACACTGCACCGGATCAATATGCTGTGCTTACCCCTCTTGCCGACATATTTGATTTGTTCGCAGATAACCTTCCAGGCTCAGATATACAAGAGGTACGCATATCGCTGTTTGATAAAGGCAACTACCTTAGTACGAAAAATGCTATCGTCCATGCCTTGCTTTCAGCTGATATTACAATAACAGACCGCCGGTATATTGGCCATGAGGACGATACCGGCTACCATCATTATGCTATAGATATAGCAAAATCTTATGAACTGGAGGAATAAGAAATGGCTACAATTGGACTTGATAAATTATATTATGCAAAAATCACGGAAGGTGAAAACGGTGAAGAAACCTATGGAACTCCCATTTCACTTGCAAAGGCAATGAAAGCTGATTTGTCAGTGGAACTTGCAGAAGCCACTCTTTATGCAGACGATGGGCCTGCTGCCGTAGTAAAAGAATTCAAATCAGGAACGCTGTCACTTGGTATCGATGATATTGGCACAGCCGCAGCTGAAGATTTGACCGGAGCAAAACTTGATGACAACCATGTGGTGATATCGGGCAGTGAAGATGGCGGCATTCCTGTTGCAGTCGGTTTTCGTGCCAAGAAAGCTAACGGGAAATACCGCTACTTCTGGCTTTACCGTGTGGTTTTCGGAATCCCGGCTACCAATCTGCAGACCAAAGGTGACAGCATCACCTTCTCTACACCGACTATCGAAGGGACGGTGTTTCGCCGCAATAAAATCGACGGCAATGGGAAACATCCCTGGAAGGCAGAGGTTAATGAGGATGATGCAACCGTTCCGGCATCTGTAATTACAGGCTGGTATACACAGGTTTATGAGCCTGTGTTTGCGGTTACACCTTAATGGAGGTATAGATAATGGATAAAGAAAGAAGTGCAGAAATAACAATCGGTGGACAGAAGTATGAGATGCTTCTAACCACCAAGGCCACCAAAGAGATCGCTAAAAGATATGGCGGTCTTTCTAATTTGGGCGAAAAACTTATGAAGTCCGAGAACTTTGAAATGGCTCTCGATGAAATCATCTGGCTCATCACCCTGCTTGCCAACCAATCTGTGCTGGTACACAACCTGCAGAATCCATCAGAAAGAAAAGAACTTCTTACTGAGGACGTGGTAGAACTTCTCACCTCACCACTTGAACTGGCAGATTACAAAAACAGCATCATGGAATCAATGCTTAAGGGAACAAAGCGAAATGTTGAAAGTGCGGATGAACCCTCAAAAAACGTGTCGGTCGGGTAAGCGATGAAGAGTTGTTTGCCCGACTGATTTTTTATGGAACAACCCTGCTTGGACGGGCGGAGCGTGAGGTTTGGCTCATGCCAATCGGACATTTGCTTGATCAGTGGGAGGTATATAAGCAATTTAACGGACTTGCAAAAGCAAAACGTGAGTATTACATCGATGAAATCATTCCAAACGGAATCTAAGGAGGTGGTGACATATGGCGGATAATTTTGGCTTAAAGATTGGCATTGAGGGCGAAAAGGAATTCAAGAAAGCTCTTTCTGATATTAATCAATCATTTAAAGTATTGGGGAGTGAGATGAAACTTGTATCCTCGGAATTTGATAAAAATGATAAAAGTGTTCAAGCAATGGCTGCCAGAAACGAAATCCTGAACAAGTCAATCGATGCACAGAAAGATAAAATATCCACGCTTGAATCCGCCTTGAAGAATGCCTCAGAAAGTTTTGGCGAAAATGACCGCCGTACCCAAAACTGGGCTATTCAGCTGAATAATGCAAAAGCGGAACTTAATGGCATGGAACGAGAACTTGAGCAGTCTGCTGAAAGTGCAGATGAACTAGGGGATGAGTTGAAAGAAGCAGGCAATGACGCTGAGAATTCCGGTGGGAAGTTTGAAAAATTTGGTGGTATTCTCAAGGGTGTGGGTGCAGCCATGGGTGCTGCAACCGTAGCTGCAGGAGCAGCAGCCTTCAAACTGGGAAAAGAGGTCATAGAGCAATTCGGCGAATTGGAACAGAACTTGGGCGGCTCAGAGGCGGTATTTGGCAAGTATGCTGATTCTATCCAAAAGACAGGTGAAGAAGCATACAAAAACCTTGGACTCTCCCAAAGTGACTACTTAGCAACCGCCAATAAGATGGGTGCCCTGTTCCAAGGCTCCGGTATCGAACAGCAGAAGTCGCTTGAACTGACTGAGAAAGCAATGCAACGAGCCGCCGACATGGCATCTGTCATGGGAATTGATATGTCCATGGCGATGGAAGCTGTCACAGGTGCAGCAAAAGGCAATTTTACAATGATGGATAACCTGGGTGTAGCGATGAATGCCACGAACATCGAAGCTTACGCACTAGCTAAGGGATTGGATTTTACCTGGAATAGTGCAACCCAGGCAGAAAAAGCGGAAGTTGCAATGCAGATGTTCTTTGAGAACACTCAGCAGTATGCCGGAAACTTCGCCAGGGAGTCCACAGAAACCATTGCAGGTTCCATTGGACTATTTCAAGCCGCCCTTGGCTCTTTTACAGCGGGTCTTGGTAATGCCAATGCTGACATGACGAACTTGACTGGGAATCTTGTCGATGCTTTTCAAGCGGTGGTAAAAAATATCGTACCTGTAATTGAGAACATAGTAGCTGCACTACCTGCGGCAATGGATGCCATTTTATCGGCAATCGGTGAGTTACTGCCTACACTCCTTGAAACTGTCACGGAGTTGTTCACACAAGTTCTTAATACCATCTTTACTCTTTTGCCGGAGCTTATACCAGCAGCAGTGGATGCTGTTATGACAATTGTAGGTGCCCTAATAGACAACCTTCCTCTACTTATCGATGCAGCTGTGCAATTGATAACAGCACTCGTGGAAGGTATCGGACTGGCACTGCCTGAACTCATTCCGGCTGCAGTGGAGGCAATTATAACCATCGTGCAGGGGTTACTTGATAGTATGGATAAAATTCTTGAAGCTGCTTTTGCCATTATAATGGGTCTTGCTGAAGGCTTGCTGAACGCTCTTCCTAAGTTAATAGAAGCTTTACCCCAGATTATTATGACCATTATCAAGTTCATTACAGACAATCTGCCTGCCATTATTGCTATGGGTGTTGAACTCACAGTTCAGCTTGCCGCAGGTCTAATTAGTGCAATACCTCAACTTGTAGCTGCATTACCTCAAATTGTATCTGCTATAATAACCGGTATAGGGAAAGCCGCGGTGTCGATAGTAGAAGTTGGAAAAAACATAGTAATAGGGCTATGGGACGGAATAGCGTCCATGATGAGCTGGATTAAGGAAAAAATCAGCGGGTTTGTAAGCGGCATAGTAACAAATGTAAAAGGTGTTCTTGGAATTCAATCCCCTTCCACCGTTTTTGAGGGTATTGGTACAAACATGAGCCTGGGGCTTGGAGAAGGGTTTACGAAAGCAATGACTTCTGTCAAGGAAGATATGAGCAAATCCATTCCCACAGACTTTGACATAGATGCCAACATAAGAAATGGAGCGTCTTTTGGAAACGGGGCTAATATTTCTAATAATTTCAGCATAGCAAGCATGGTTGTACGAAATGATTCAGACATAAAAAACATAGCAAGAGAGCTTTACCTGCTGCAAACAAGGAGTGATAGGGGGTATGCAATATGATGGGATTTATATTTAGAGGGAAACATTCAAATGAATTCACAGGATTTGTTGTGAAGACTGTAAACAATCCCCTGTTGCCACTTAAAAGAATGAAAAAGGTAAATGTCATTGGGCATGACGGGGAGTATTTGTTTGAAGATGGCTACAACAACAAGATTCTTGAATTCAGGTGTTCCCTTGCAAAAGGAACAATTAAAGAAAGACGACAAGTGGCAAGAGATATTGCTTCATGGCTTTCAGCTACAGGGGATCTGATTCTTGACAATGAGAATGACAAGACATATAAGGTTGTAAAAACAGTCAATGATGTTTCATTGGCTATAGAACAGGCATGGGACGAATTTAATATCATTTTTGAAGCGGAATCTTTTCAGTATGGTGGATTAAAGACTATGTCCTTTGACAATCCAACTTCTGTTGTTGTAAACAACGCAGGGACTTATGAGGCTGAAACAATTATTGGGGTAACAGGAACCGGAAATATTACAATAACCTGCGGAACTGAGTCCTTTACTTTAACTGGGTTGACAGGAAAACTGAATGTTGACAGCAAAAGAATGCTTGTATATACAGATGCATTAGCAAATGAAATATCAAAGCATTCTGGGGAATTTATAAGACTTGCACCCGGAAACAACACCATTGCTGTAACAGGTTCTGTTTCAAACATGACAGTGAAGTTCAATGATACCTACATTTAGGAGGTACAGACTTTGATTACATTATACAGCAAAAATACAAA